GATGGGCGCACGCCGAGGCTCATGGAAACAAAAACCAGGAGGCATTGATGCGACGCGGACTCTACCGATGGAAAGGCCGTGCCGCAAGACGAAAGGACCCGCCGTGTTTGAGCCCGTCGTGAAACTGTCCACCGCCGAGAGGTTGATAGACGCTGCGATCCGACGCGTCCATGTGTCCGGGGCCCCCTTTCTCTCGGCCGAGACAGCCCGATTACTTGAGGATCTGAAGGGGGACCTATGCCGCACGGCCCTACGCGAGGCCCCAACCAACCCCGAGATGCGCGCCGAGTCGGCGACCAAGTAATGGCGTACCACAAAACCCCGGGTGCTGTGGTAGACTCACTAAAGCGGAGGTGCGTCAATGCTCGTCCAGGACAAAAAGCCACGACCCCAACCCGTAGAAACGGCGGGGCCTCGCGTTGTCTGCATCCATCGCACGGCGGATCGACCCGTGTGTGATGTCTGTGCTCGCATGATGCCGCGCGAGCTCGCACCGGGCCGATACATCTTGGCCCGCATCGCCCCGGCGTTCGCGTGAACCGGCCCTATCGCCAGCCGGCGCCCGACGAGCGGCGATGCACCGCGACCAATTCCGATGTGCCCGGGTGGCGATGCAAGAACGGAGTCGTGACGGGCGAGGCCATATGCGGGCTGCACCTGTATCAGGTCCGCCTCGCCAAGAAGAAAACAGATCGCCAATGGGCGATCGCGCAGTACCGGCACGAGAAAGACAATCGACTCGACGCGCACATCAAGCGGGTTGGCCGGGTTTGAGGGCGACGCTCGCCCTGCTAGCCCTGCCCGCCATCGTCCGTCGAATGCTCGGACCGCGGAGGCCGGACACTCGTCGGCGCGTCCTCGGCACTGTCGACGCCGAGATCGCGATACCGATCAAGCCGGCGTTAGGTTTGCGCTGCGATATCTGCGGTGCTCGCGCGTACCACGACAGCCCGCCCGAGGTGCGCGAACACTTCTTACGGGGGCACCCGATCCCGAACGCGCCCGGGTCGAGTGAGTGTTGAGCGGGCGACCTACGATTGTTGCGTTGCGAGCAACTCGGCATCGATGCGCTCGATCTCCGAGTCGTGCATTCGTTTGGCCCGACCTATGTCAACCGCCTTCCACTCGCCGGACCAGATCTTTCGGCGAACGGTGAGGGTCGAAATACCGTAATGATCCGCGACCTGATCGAGGGATCGCCATTTCTTCGGTTCGTTCGTTTGATGCTCCGGAACGACTATCGCGAGCTTTTTCATGTCGCAAACATACAGGAAGAGATGGTAACTGCAAGCCGAAAAGAAACCGTTACATGCCGTTACAACCGAACGCGCCCGTAAACAAAGAGGCCACCCCGGGGCCTTAGTGCGCACCGTGGGGCGCAACGCTTCGATGTGATACGGTGCTCGGACTTGAGCGAAACAAATCCCCGCGTTCTCTTCAAGGTTCAGCGCAACTCGATCGACCCGCTCAGGGATGCGATCGCGCATCTCCGATCAACCGACAACGCGGTGACGCTTGATCGCGAGATGGCGCGCGCGATCGAGAACCACGTTGCGCTGCTTCGTCGCGAACGGAACGACGGTGAACCGTTCCCCGTGCGCAACGGCGAGCTCCAGCGGGGACGCCCGCGTGGATCTCGTGGGCAGCAACGCGCGCCGCACTATCAGATGCGCAGCGTGGACTCGGAAGGTTGACGGGTACACGGTTGACGGCCAAGACAAACCCCCGGCGCATGATCGCAGCCGAGCGGAGACGTCAATGTCTCGAGCTTAGGGTTCAAGGTAAGTCGTTTCAACAGATAGCTGAAAGGGTCGGCATATCCAAACAGGCAGCGCACAAGCACGTGAGTCGTGCGCTTGAGTCGAACCTGAGGCGCGGCGATGCCAGCGCCGAGATACACCGCGAGCTTGAGCTACAGCGTGTCGACAGGATCTTAGACCTTGTCATGGAGTACGCCGATCCCGATCGACTCGCATCGCGTATGGATGCAGCGGGTCCTCAGTTCTCCGGTGGTATGGTGGACGAGGCCCTGCGGGCAGCGGACAAGGCGCTGAAGGCGACCGAGCTCCGCGCAAAGTTGTTGGGTTTGTTTGCGCCCATTAAGACCGAGGCCGAGGTGATCGTTACGGATGCAAGGGAAGATCTCGCCAGCCGCATTGCTCGCCTCGCTGCCCGCAGCGTCACGCCAGGATCTGATCCAGAGCCTGAGCCCAAAGGAGGCTGAGGATACACTCTACGACTGGGCCTTCTGGGCTCGACCGAACCAGATGCCTCCGCGCAAACGATGGCGTGTCTGGTTGATCTGCGCAGGTCGCGGCTTCGGTAAGACCCGCGTCGGAAGCGAGGCATCAAAAGGCTTCGCGAGTCATGAGGGCTATCAGGCAAAGTTGTTTGGCGAAGTCGTCGCGAAGCCGGGCAGTCGCGGGGCTCTTGTCGGACGCACCGCGGCGGATGTGCGTGACGTGATGATCGAGGGTGAGAGCGGGATCCTCGCCTGCTCATCGCCCGACTTCAGGCCCATCTACGAACCGTCGAAACGTCGGCTCACGTGGCCCAACGGAACCATAGCTACGGCCTACTCCGCCGATGAGCCTTCGCTCCTTCGCGGTCCGCAACATCACTGGGCATGGTGCGACGAACTCGCCGCGTGGAAGCGACCCGAGGCTTGGGATCAACTCCTGTTTGGTCTGCGACTCGGCGAAGACCCGCGCGTTATCGTCACCACCACGCCGAGACCGACCCGCATCATTCGCGACCTGATCAAGGATCCGCTTACGATGGTTACGCGTGGATCAACCAAAGAAAATGCGGCCAACCTCGCAATCCCGTTCCTTGCCGAGCTCGTGAAAAAGTACGAGGGCACCACGCTCGGACGACAAGAGCTCCACGCCGAGATCCTTGACGAGATGCCTGGCGCCCTGTGGACGCGAGCAACGATCGGCGCAGCGCAGACCAATCGCCGCGTCGAGTACGTCCGGATCATCACAGCTATAGACCCCGCGGTCACCGCCAAAGAGGGCAGCAACGAGACAGGCATTATTGTCGCAGCGCTGGGCAGCGACGGGGATTATTACGTCCTCGACGATCGCTCGATGCTCGCCAGTCCAGACGCGTGGATGCGCGCCGCGATCGACGCCCACGACGAACACAAGGGTGACCGAGTGATCGCAGAGGTGAATCAAGGCGGGGACCTTGTGGAGACACTTCTACGCACGATCAGGAAAGATGTGCCCTTCGATACGGTGCACGCCTCAAGAGGAAAACGAACGCGCGCTGAACCCGTCGCTGCGCTATACGAGCAAGGCCGCGTGCACCATGTGCGACCCCTTCCCGATCTCGAGGATCAGCTCGTGAACTGGGAGCCCGGGATTGATGCTGATTCACCGGACCGCCTCGATGCGCTGGTTTGGGCGATCACGTACCTAAGCAACGGTGCGCCCGCGGGCAATCTTGTTTTTGATTCGAGCGCCCTTTACCAAGGCGCGCAATGGAACCCGTAACCGTGGGCCCGAACAAACAAGCGCGCGCGTGCGGGCCGTGCGCCTCGTGCTGCACGGCGATCCCAATCGATGAGTTCGACAAGCCGGCCGGCGTGCCGTGCACGCACCTCATCGAAGGCATGTGCTCAATCTACGCAACGCGCCCCGAGGTGTGCCGCAAGTTTTATTGCCTGTGGTCGTACGGGCGTCTCGAGGGAAGCGCTCGCCCCGATCGCACCGGGGTCGTAGCCTACGCTGTAGCCGAGCCCGACGGGGCCCCGGTCCTGCACGTGCGCGAGGTCGAAGCGGGCGCGTTCGATCGCACCCCTGGGCGCGTATCGCTTAAGGTGCTGCAACGCGAAAGCCCGGTCCGGGTTGTCGCGTGGAAGGCGAAGGGCTGAGGGGGCTTGAGTTATCGGATATATTGATGTCCCGGCGAGGCGTGTGCTAGCGTGAGCCTGTCTCTACTAGGACACAGGGTTCATGCGATCACTCGCCGGGACCTGACGAGAGCTTCATCCCCCACTGGGAGATGGGGCTTTTGTTGTTTTAGGCGTCGTTCTTTTTGCGTCGAGAGCGAAAGGCCGTTGGCCCTGTTGGCGCCTACGAAGCTGTAAAAGAGAAGGCCCCGAAAGGGGCCTTTCGCGTTCCGCCCCTAGGGGTGCGTAAAAACGCCCGCACGAACGTAAGCGGCATGCGATCCCCGCGGCGCGCGCTCGATATGCAGAACCGCCGCCTCGATGTCAGGTCTCGGGCCATGCAAGCCGCGCTCGGGCATGCGCTCAACCGGTTCGCAAAGCTTGAGTACCGCAAAGCCATCCGTGACCCGCACGCCTACGCGGGCCTGAGTCGACGCGTCGCCAAGAGGCGCGACAACGACGACGAGATCAGGCGCGAGTTTCAACGGCTCCTCGTTATGTTCGGACTCCGTGAGGCGGCGGATGCCAGTGGTCGAGTCGGGGGGCCGCTCATCAACGAAACGCTGATCGCGCAGGCCACCGAGAATAAGGCCGTCAAGATTCAGTGGATGTGGAATGTCCGCAACGGCGCCGTCAAACGGACGCAAGACTTTCTGGCCGGCACTCGCGAGGCGGCAAGAGCGTCCGTCAAACGCATCATCCTCGACTCGCTCGATGAGAAGGATGATAGCGGCGAGAAGGTTCAACCCGGAGCCGGCGAGATCGCGCGCCGCATCTACACGAGCTTTCAAGGGCCCGACTCCGAACGTGACCCGCAATCGCACGCCAAAGAAGGCGACAGGGACTTCGTCTTCTCGTTTGCTCGGGCCGGCGTCATTGCGCGGACCGAGCTCGCGCAGGCGCAGAACGCTGGAACATTCGCCGGCTACGAAGCGACGGGTGCCGAGGGCCTCGAGTGGGTCTCGTACAGTGACGGTCGATCAGGGAGCCGCCGACACGACAAGATGAACGGCGTTCGTATCCGGCTCGGAGAGATGTTCACCCTCCCGAGCGGCGTGAAGATGCGTCACCCGGCAGAGTTCACCGGGCCGATTGGGGAGACGATCAACTGTCGATGCACGGTGATAGCGCTCTTTTCCGATGTAGACGACATCCCTGATCGGCAACGAACTTAGACGCGATCAAGCCAAGCCGGCTCGACCGAAACAAACCCGGGATTTTCTCTTCCGCACCCCGACCATAGCGTCACTCTCGCGTGGCTTCGGGTGGCAGTGTCTCTCCCTTTCCGCCGCCACCCGAGCCCGCCCATCAAGCGGTTCCCGACTTCGCCGAGATAGGACGCTCCGGACTCCGCCGCATGGGCGGGATGCTCCAGGAGGAGTTCAACCCCAAACTCGCCGGCCAGAAATGGATTAAGACCGCGCGCGAGATGGCGACCAATGAGCCCGTGCTTGGCGGCGCAATGCTCGCCATGGAGATGCTCACGCGTCGCGCACCATGGAAGGTTGAGCCGGCGAACCAAAGCACCGAGGCGCACAAGTGGGCTGAGTTCGTCGACACATGTCGCCACGATATGGCGTTCACTTGGTCCGAGCACATCAGCGAGATTCTCCAGTGTGTGGTCTACGGCGCCTCGTATTTCGAGCGCGTCCACAAGATCAGGCACGGCGAATCGGATCACCCCGAGTTCGACTCCAAACACAACGACGGCTTGATCGGCTGGGCGAAGATGGCCCCGCGCTCGATGGACTCGCTGTCGTATGAGCCGTGGGTTTACGACGAGGCGACAGCCCGCGTAACCGCGATGCGTCAGATGCCGGCTCCCGATTTCCGTGAACGCATCATCCCCTGGAGCAAGCTCGCTGTCTTCCGCGTGAGATCGAGCAAGGACTCACCAGAGGGGCGCTCGCTTTTCCGCGCCGCATACGTCCCATATTATTTCGCCAAGCGTATCCGAGAAGTCGAAGCGATCGGTGTAGAGCGCGATCTCGCCGGTCTGCCCGACATGCAAATCCCGCTCGAGTGCTTCATGCCGGGAGCATCAGACGGGCAGAAGGCGATGCGCGCACACTTCGAGCAAATGGTTCCCCGCATTCGTCGCGGCGAATACGAAGGACTTGTCCGCCCCTCCGAGCTCGACTCCAAAGGGAACCCGACCGGATACAAGTTCGGTCTCGTCAATTCGGGCGGACGTCGCCCCGTCGATGTTGACGCGATCATCCGACGCTACGAGAGCAGGATGCTCATCGCATTCTTGTGTGAGTTTCTTCTCCTCGGCACAGACAAGGTCGGATCCTTCGCCCTCTCGTCCGATAAGACGGAACTGTTCTCACTCGGTCTCGGCGCAATCCTAGACATGATCTGCGAGGTCTACAACCGCACCGAGATCCCGTTGCTCATGAAGCTGAACGGCGTGCCGCAAGAGCTCACGCCCACGCTTGAGCACGGCGACGTCGAGAAGGTGAACCTTGTCGATGTCGCATCCTACGTCTCGACGCTGACCGGCGCGGGCCATTTGATGCCGAGCGAAGAACTCGACAAACATCTCCTTGAGATCGCCGACCTCCCACAGGCGAAGACAATCGACGACGGCGCCCCTGCCACACCGATCGCACGTCGTGAATTGGTCGAACTTGCGCCGATCGAAGAAAGCATCGCCCCGGAACGCGAGCGCATTGAGCCCGACGAGCCCGAGACGAAGGCCGACGAGCCCGAGGTGAAGGCCGCCGACACGGCGCTCAACGGCGCTCAAGTTACGGCTGCGCAGGGGATAGTTACAAGCGTTGCGGCTGGCGAGTTGCCTCGAGATACCGGCGTAAGTATGCTTGTGGAGTTTTTCACCATGGATGTGGCCCGAGCCGAGCGCGTTATGGGATCGGTTGGCCGTGGTTTTGTTCCGACCACAGTCGCCAAGCTCCGAGACGGACAATCCCAGAGGCATCAAGATGCGCACGCCACCGTGCAGAACGCGCGTGATCGTGGGGATCTGGTAAAGAAGCCCTGCTCTGAGTGTGGTGATAGTAATTCAGAGGCGCACCATGATGACTATGACAAGCCTCTAGATGTGCGTTGGCTTTGCCGGCCATGTCACTCGGCGCTACACAGCCGCAACAAATGAGCGCGATCCTTGCGGATGTCCTCACTCGCCGATCCTGGCGCCAGCAAGCGCGCAGCGAACGAGGCTCCAGGGTGCCGCATCGCCATCATCCGAACAGAACCAAGGCACGGTCAAAGCTAGCGCTCGCACCGAACCCGTTCGCGCCCGACCCCCAATTCCTCGAGGGGCTACCCAAAACAAAAGCCGAGGAGTCGCGGCGCCCAAGGCATGGACGCCTGACCGACGACGAGGTGCACGAGATTCGATCGCTCGCCCGCCGAGGCGTGCCGCGATCCGTGCTTTGCGTGCTCTTTCGGACGTCGCGACAGAACCTCTATGCGATCATCCATCGCAAGACATGGACCCTGTTCTGATACTCACCGCGCCCCACACGTAGCGCGTTGTAAAAAGTCGCTCTCTACCGTCGGGCTCGTGACTGTCGACGCCAAGGGATCGGACGGAGCTTTTTCGCTCCGGGTCCCCATCGCAAAGCTCGACGAAGATCAGCACCTCGCGTTCGGCGTTGTCGCCACCGTCGAAGATGCGGACGGCCAACCTATCATCGATCATCAGGGCGATATCATCTCGGTCGCTGAGCTTGAGCGGGCGGCCTACGATTACGTCCTTACCTCTGGCGATGCCGGACTGATGCACGAAAGCTCGGGCGTCGGAACGCTCGTCGAATCGTTCGTCGTCACCAAGGCCAAGCGCGAGGCGTACGGATTCGGACCGGGCCCAACGTTCTGGCACGTCGGATATAAGGTCCACAGCGAGGACGTTTGGAAGCGGCTGAAGTCCGGCGAGGTCCGAGAACTGTCCCTTGAGGGATCAGCGTTCCGAGACGAGACGAAGGTGGACGGAACCGTAGTCGAAGCCGCGATGGCTGAGCTTGCGGCGAAGAACGCGGAGCCCGCCATGAAAGCGGACGAACCGAAACACGAAGATAAGGCGGGGAGGCTTTTCAGCACGTCCTCTTCCTTCTCTTCCTTCTCTTCCAGCCCGGTCCGGGTTGTCGCGTGGAAGGCTCCGTGAACGAGACGAAGGTGGACGGCTGATGCCAACAAGCTTGCGCGGGCTCCGTATCAGCAAGGTCGATTTCGTCGACAAGGGCGCAGCCATCGGCGCGCGAATTACACTTTTCAAGCGGCGAGAGCCGCAACAAACCACCCAGGTCGAGAAGACCGAAGGAGCAGATATGACCTTGCAAGAAGTCCTCGAGGCACTCCCTGAGGAACAGCGAACCGTAGTCGAAGCCGCGATGGCTGAGCTTGCGGCGAAGAACGCGGAGCCCGCCATGAAAGCGGACGAACCGAAACCCGAACAGAAGGAAGAGAAGGAAGAGGAGAAGGAAGAGGACGTGCTGAAAAGCCTTCCCGCATCTCTTCGTAAGCAGCTCGACGCCGATCGCCAAGCGGTTGTCATCGCCAAGAAGCAAGCCGACGAGGCCCGACAAGAAGTTGCGAAGATGCGCGACGCGGAACTCGATCGCGAGTGTGTCGCCAAGGCGGCCAAGCTCGCACACGGCGCCCTCGGTCTCGAGACCAAGGATCTTGCTGCGATCTTCAAGAGTGCCAGCAAGGGCGAAGCGCTCTCCACCGACCTCGCAAAGAAGCTTGATCAGCACTTCGGTGCGGTCGAAGCCGCGCTCAAGAAAAGCGACCTTTTCAAGGAGTTCGGACGCGCCGGTGACGGCGAAGCTTCGCCACAATCTCAGCTCGAATCCGTGAGCAAGGCCCTCCGCGAGAAGGACCCGTCGCTCACTGACATCGCAGCCACCATGAAAGCCTACGAGCTCCGGCCTGAGCTCTACTCACAGCTTCGCAATCGCTAGGGGCCGAAGGAGAAAAGTTCGATGGCTTACCAACAAGACGACTTTGCGTTCGGCGGCTTCACGGCCGCAGCGGACTACAGCACAAACCAAAACTGCGCAGTGGTAGTCACCGCCGCAGCCAAGACGGTTACACTTTGCTCGGCGGCCGGACAGCGCGCTTCCGGCATTCTGTCCCTTGCCACCGCAAGCGGCGCAGCGGCGCTCGTGCAGTGTCGCGGTATCGCACCCTGGAAAGCGGGCGGTACCGTAGACATCGGCGATCTCTTGGTCTCCGATTCCGCCGGGCGATGCGTCAACGCGGCGCTCACTCCCGGCTGGGTGATGGGCGAGGCGCTCGAGGCCGGCGCGGTGGACGAGACGATCTCGGTTCGCCTCTTCGGTTCGCCTCAGAACCGGGCCGCGATGGTTATCGCGCTTCCGATTACGCTTGTCGGTGTTACTGCGGCGGACGTTGCGACAAGCATCGTCCCAGGTTTCGCGGGCAAGATCATCAAGACTCAGTTTGTGGTCACCACCGCGGTCACCACGGGCGGCAAAGCCGCAACGCTTAACCTCGAGATCGGCACCACCGACCTCACGGGTGGCGTGATCGCTTTGACCTCAGCGAACTCGACCCCGCTCGGCGTGGTCATCCAGGGCACGGCGGTTTCCGCGCTCAACTCATTCACGGCCGCCAGCGCGATCAGCGTTGAGGCCAGCTCCGTTACGGCCTTCTCGGAAGGCGCCGGAACTTTATACATCACCGTCCTTCAAGACTAGGCCGGAAAGGAAACATAACAGATGGCGCCTCCGAATCTCAGCGATGTCCACGTATCCCAACCCCTGTCGAACCTCTCGGTGATGTTCCGAAACAGACCCGAGAAGTTCGTGTGCGACAAGGTGTCGCCTAACGTCCCGGTAAACAAGCAATCGAATACATATTTCAAGTATTCGAAGGCTGACTTCTTGCGCGACGACGCAGAGCTTCGCGCCCCCGGCGCGGGCTATGCGCGTCTATCCGCTGGCATCAGCACGGATAACTATTCGTGCAAGATGTATGCGGCCGAGTACAAGATGCCGGACGAGATCCGCGCAAACTATGACTCACCGCTTGGCGCGGATCGGCACGCGGTCGAGAAGTTGACACAGTCGCTTCTCATCCACCGTGAGCGTCTTTTCGTTACAAACTTCATCAAGGCTTCGACCTGGCTGAAGGATGTTACGGGCCATGCGTCCACGGTCTCGAGCACGTCGCACGTGTTTTGGGATAACGCGAGCGCGGACATCATCAACACGATCTGGTCAAACTGCGACGAGATCGAAGCGGCGACGGGCTACCGCCCCAACCGTTTCATGGTCCCGCCATCGGTCGAGCGCGTTATGATGAACGATCCGGACATCATCGACCGACACAAGCACACCAATGACGGCCCGATCGACCTGAAGGCCGTTGCCGCGCTTTGCGGTATCGGCTCCGAAGGCAACCCTGGAGAGATCGTTGTCCTCCGCGCAGTGTATAACTCCGCGGTCGAAGGCGCCGCTGCTTCGATGGGCTTCATGTTGGATGACCGTGCGCTTCTCGCGTACGTCGCACCCTCGCCTCAGCTCGATGAGCCGAGCGCCGTCTACACCTTCTCTTGGTCGGAGTTCGACTTCGTCAAGAACGGTGCAGCGGCGGTCAGCCAATACCGCGAAGAGCAGACTCGGTCTGACATCTACCGCGCGGAAATGAACTTTGATCAGAAGATCGTTGCCAGCGATTGCGGCATGTATTTCTCAAACCTGCTCACCTAGTTTCGAGCGAGCTTTAGGCGAGAAGTTCGATCTCGAATCGAAGGAGTAATTCAAATGGGTAGATTCATGCCACAGAGGGGCACCGGAATGTTCTACGTGAACAAACGGGAGCTCCAAGTTACGGGCGACGATATCCGTCCGATCGGTTCGCCGGTCCCCGAGGCGTTCGATTGGAGCAAGACACACGCGCTCCTTGCGAGCCAGCGCCTTGTGTTCATCCCGTCGCTTCCTCAGTCGCCTCCGACCCCGAGGGCTGATCCACCGGTGAAGCCGGAACCGGTCACTGTCGCGGACGAACCCGTTGCGGTGCCAGCGGCGAAGGACGAATCAACACCAAATCTCGGACCGGGCGGCGCACCGGGTAAGGAGATCTCGCCCTCTCAGCCTGTTGAGTCGCCCGTGTCCGGGGCTGGATTTTCCGGCCTGAAAGCGCCGGCGGCGCAAAGCCACAAACCGAAGGGCAAGTGAGCTTCTCCTACGATCCGTCCGAAGCAACGTCCCTTGATCAGGTGCGAGGCCGGGTCGGGGACGCGCTCGAAAAGGGCAAGCTTCTTGAAAACGAAACGATCGCCGCGATCCTCGTCCGGTATCCGGACGTGCTCACCGCTTCGATCGAGTGCTGTAAACGGATCATTGCACTGAAGGCACGAGACATCGACCGTAGCGCGGTCGGGTTCTCTTCGTCACGGTCTCAGCTTGTCACCCAGTACAAAGACTTGATTGTGCTTCTCCAAGAAGAGGCGCGATCAACACTCGGCGGCATCGGTACCGGGGGCGCGATATTCGTCGGCGGTGTGTCTGATGCCGCAAACATAACGCAACGCGATGACGCGGACTTCGTTCAGCCCGCGTTCACAATCGGCGGCGACGACAACCCGGGGGCGTAACCTATGCCTACCGTCGGCATCGAGATCGATTACGCTGCGGCAAGGGGAGCGCTCGGTCGAGTTACCGCCGGATTGCCCGACGAGCTCGCCAAGGCCGTTCTACGGTCCGCGCAGCACGCCGAGGCCGTCATCAAACGCAGCATCCAATGGATGAAGGCGGCGACGAAGGCGACGAACGCAAGCGGGCGCGGTAGCACGGGGGAGCTCGCGCGTTCGTTCCGGGCAACATTCCTCGGGCGCGAAGACCTCGTGGTAAGCGCCGGGGCCATCTCCGATCTTGTGTACGCGCGCATCCTCGACGAGGGCGGTGTCATTCGCCCGAAAAACAAGTCAGGCGCGCTCGCGATCCCGCTCGGAAAAAAGGCGATCGGAAAGTGGCCGCGTCACTTCGCAAAGGGTGAGCTGTTCCTCCTCAGGGCCAACGGGAAGGCGTTCCTTGTCCGCGAGAAAAAGCAGCGGAAGGGCATGTTCGGGCCCGATGGTCTCGATTTCATGTTCATCCTCAAAAAGTCGCAGAAGGTGACCGCGCGTCACTATATCGAGCTGGCCGCGCAAGCAGCAGAACCCGGCATCGCGAAGATCATGGACGCAGCCGTTGCGAACCTCACCAAGGAGTTTGCCTAGACCCGCCCCGGTAAAAACGCGCGTACGAGCATCGCCCCATGGCGGTCACGCGCGCGCTCATCCTCGACAATATCGAGGAGACTCTACAGTCGATCACCACGAACAACGGTTATCGCACAGATGTTCGGTACGTCGAGCGCGTCGTGAAGACATGGGCCGAGCTCGGGGTGGATGAACTCCCATGG